GTAGCCATAAATTTTGAAGGGCGAGGCTTAGGACCAATCCATAGTTGATGGATAATTTTTGGAATAACAACACTACTACTATTAGGGTTACTATTAGTATTAGCCATAAATAATATATATTAAGTATTAATATTTATATATTATTTATAATTGTTTTAATAAAACTAATATAAAACTAATATAAAACTAAGTATTTAAATAATTATAATAATCATGACAGATCACTGTGTTGTTTTATTATGCGATAGAGCCTATTTTAATAAATTTATTTATACTTGTAATCAACTAATCACAAATGGTAAATATAGTGGTACAATTTGTTTGGTAATTGGTGACGATTTAAATAATGACAAATTATTAGAATGCGATTTTATAAGAAATAATAATATTATAATCAAATATTTTCCTAATATTCAATTTACTAATGGTTTTTTAGATATTCAAAAAAACATGAATAGACAACCACATTGGTTTCAAAAGAAATTTCAATTTCATAAATTTCACTTGTTTAATACTTTTTTCAAACAATGGAAATATATTTTTTACTTAGATTGTGGAATAACTATATTTTCAGATATAACGCCTTTATTAAATGAAATTAATATTAATGAAAATACACTATTAGCACATTCTGATGCGTTTCCTACTTATGAATGGAAATTGCATAATCAATTTGATAAAAATAATACAGGCTATTTCACAAAACTTAATAATAGCTTTAATTTGAATATAGACTATTTTCAAACAACAATAATGCTATATGATACAAGTATAATTGAAAATACTACATATACTAATTTGCTAAATTTATTACTTGAATATCCAATCAGTATAACAAATGACCAAGGTATAATAGCATTATACTTCACAAACATAAAACCTTTATTTAAACAAATAAAAACACATAATGAAAATACACATTTTTATGATTATTTATCAAGAGCTCGTAATAATAAATATATAATGTTAAAATCAATATAATTTAAGATAAATATAATTTAAGATCAATATAATTTAAGATAAATATAATTTAAGATTCTAAATTAATAATTTTTTCATATAATCCTTCCACGCTAAATAAATGTTTTATAGTAGTATAATAATTCAACATATTATTATATTTTTCTTTATCAATATTCAGCAAAATGTTTTCTAAGTCATCAAGTTGTGAACAATGTATATTTATGCATAATTTATTATAGTTAATTTCATCCTTGAAAGGTAACCAATCAATATCATTCCATATATATATAGGAATAGTACCTAATTTAAATATTTCAAAAAATCTAAAAGAACTTCTACCGTAACCTCTTGGAGCTAAAGCAAATTTGGAATTTAATGTATTATTAATAAATAAATCTTGATTATTCTTATTAACTATAGGATTCCATCCACCACTGTTGATTAACCTAAAATTTTTTTTACTCGTTAATTTATTAAACATTAATTCGCGCACATTAGGTACAACGTTATTAGATGTAATATTTCCTACAAAACTACATAAAATAGTTTTATCATCAAAGTTTTTTTTTGATATATTTTCTAGATTATTATGTTTATCTTGATAAATTAAAGGTATAGGTATGCTACCCGAACAACTTCCGTATATAATTGTATTTTCTGGTAATTTTAATAAACAATTATCATCATGTTGCACTACAACATAATATCCATTTTCACATGGATTATTTAAAATCCAATCGTCTAATATGTTTTGCATATTTTCTTTGTAAGATTGGAACCAGCCTTCTATTTGAAAATTCGTCCATAGAGCCGGTATATATTTTCTTTTTGTTATTGGATTATTTTCAAGAAATGTTTTAAGAAAATATTCCTCTTTGTATAGCCCGTTTTTGAAAGGTGGATAAGTATCTTTATTTGCACAATAAAATAATGGGCTCTGTATCATTTAAATAAATATATATTTATATATTTATATATTTATATATTTATATATTTATATATATAAATATATTTAAATTTAAACATAATTCATTTATAATAACTATAAACGATGATTGCTAATTATGATGAATTTTACACGAATTTAATAAATATATGGAAATCAGGAGGTGATAATGGAGGAGAAGGCGGATGGGCTATGTATTATTATGGTGTATTTTCAGATATAATAAATGAAAATAATTTTAAGAATTGTGCTGAAATAGGAATAGGTTATGGTTTTCACGCAAAACAAATTTTGGAAACTTGCGATCTGAGTATGTTATATTTAATAGATCCTATGGTTTATTATCCAAATGATGGATTTGCTACAGATGTAATGAAATATGGTGGATTTGAAAAATTAATTAATAATATAAATAAACATTTAAATCCATACAAAAATAAGTATACATGGTTAAGACAACAAAGTTTGTCTATAACAGAACAACAAATTCCAGATAATTATTTAGATGCAGTTTTTATTGATGGTGATCATAGTTATGAAGCCGTAATTAAAGATTTACCATTTTGGTGGAAAAAATTAAGAGTAGGTGGATGGTTATTAGGTGATGATTATGCTTCTTGTTGTCCAGGAACTACAAAAGCAGTAGATGAATTTGCTGCGATTAATAATTTACAAATTGATTTTTTATATAAAAAAAATGGAACAAAAAATTATCCAATATATAAATTTGTGAAAAAGTGAAAAAATAAATAAATAAATAAGTAAATAAATAAATAAATATATAAATAAATAAATATATAAATACATAAATAACTAACTATATAAATGGATACAATATACAATCTAGAATGTAGAGGAGATAAAATAATAACTCACTGGTTTGTTCTTATGATAGGAGGATTACTGGATATATTTGAAGGAAATCCTACTGAATATATACATGATAAAAAAAATGGATTAAAATGTTCTAATGTTATTAATTGGAATGTTACAAATAAGAATATTAAACCCAAATTTCCAATAAAAATACATTTTACAAAGGGAAGTAATTCTGAACACAACTTTGTAAATGATTTTCAAAAACAGACATTTAAAATATTAGAAAAAGAAATAGAATATATTGAAGACATATCAAATTATAAGAATGAAAATACACAAATAATTAATAATTATGGTGCTATTATAGCACTTGATGGCAGTTATCCGTTTGTTGATAAAAAATATTTTCAATTTCTAAGAGATCTATTTCTTTCAAAATTTAACTTTGAATTTAAAAATAGATTAGTATATATTTCAAGGAAAAAAGCGTGTGGCTTAATTGGTTCGGCAAGTGAAAACATTATAAGACGACATATAATAAATGAGGATGAGTTATTTGATAAATTACAAGACCTTGGATTTGAAAAATTTTATTTAGAAGATTATGACATAGAAAAAAAAATAGAAATATTTAATACAGCAAAGATAGTCGTTTCGCCAAATGGTGGAGGATTAACTTTTTCTTTATTTTCAAATAAAGAAACCAAAATTATAGAAATAATACCGTGCAACACAACTCAATGGTGTGACCAATATTTACATATAACAAAAGCATTAGACATTGAATTTCATCGTTTTACAAATGTTATGAAGGACAATAATGATAATATGATTGTAAATACTATTGAGTTAATAAATTTGGTTAAAAAATTATTAGTCTAAAAATTAACTTATTAAGATGCTTTTTAAACTTTTATTTGATAAATAATAGTTTAAAAAGAAACCATTTAAAAAGAAACCAAATATATACATAGTATGAATATGCCTATTACTTTTTTTCAGATAGGTACAAACGACGGAAACGACTTATTTAATAAGTTGGTTCATAAATATATTCCAGATTGTATTATTTTAGTAGAACCCAACAAAGATTTAATTGATAAAATAAAAAAAAACTACAGCACTATGAAAAATGTATATATTTATAACAATGCTATATATTACACCGACGATGAAGATATTGACTTATATATACCAGCAAAAAATGGTGTTATAGGAACAATTGCTGAAAATGGACTAATATATTCAGATAGTCATTTTTCATTAGTACCTATGAATGATTGGGGAAATAAAAATGATATGGTAAAGATAACAACAAAAAGCATAACTTTTGATACAATATGTAGTATTCATGGTATAACTAATATTGACTATTTACAAATAGACACCGAAGGTTTTGATAGCGAAATAATTAAAATGATAGACTTTTCCAAATATAAAATAAATACTATTAGATTTGAAAAGTGGCCATTTAAAAGTAATTTATTTACAGATCATAATAGGCAATTAGCACATGACCTTGGTGAATGTGGTCTACTTAATGCAATAAATAAACTTAAAGATAATAGTTATATAATAAATGAAATAAATGATTCTGATGGCAATGATATTATAGCAAAACTAAATATTTAATTTTAGATTAGTCAATATATTATATATAATAAATAATATAAATATATTTATATATTTTATTATATTATGTTATGAGAATTGCAATTTTGATATCTGGAAGAATTGCAAGATATGAATGTTGTTTATTGCCTATTTTAAATAATAGTGATTACCATATAATAGATTTATTTGTGTCTGTAAATGATAAAAACACAGAATGTGAATATTATAATATTATGAAAATAAATTTACAGAAATGGTTAAAATTTATTAGTATTAAAGAATTTATTATTGATAAAGAAATATATGATATGTTCAATCCTGACAAACAAGTTAATTTACAAGAGATAAATAATAAACTTGTTCCATATTATACATTGTCTATGTATAATAATGATATGATTACATATAATGAGGCTTGTAAATATGCTGATAAAAATGGTTTTGAATACGACATATATTTGAAGTTTCGAAGTGATATTATTGCAAATAATATTCCGGAAAACATTATTAGACCAATTGCTGATAAAACACATTTATATATTCATATTCCTGAATGTAATTTTATAAGTTTAGGAATTTACAAAAATCCAATTGTTAGTGATATATATGCTTGGGGTAATAGACAAACAATGGCTATATATTGTAACACCTATAATTATGTTATAAATAAAATAAAATTATACAATGGTAATTATATAGTGCACGGCGAATCTTCTTTAACTGATAATATATGCGAAAATAATGTAGAGCATTCTTTTCATTATTATGGATATACATTAGATAAATATAGAAGAATGTTTGATAATATAGTAGATTCTAGATACGTTGATATTAAGAAATATGATATTAGCACATTTGATGTGGTTATTCCTAGCCAACCACAATAATAATTTATATATCATATAATTCGGTATTATCAATTGGGTAATAGCAATCACAGTGTGGATTTGTAGTAGCAGTGCTGTGTTTTGGCATATAACATTTTTCAATTGTTTTAGAAAAAAATGCAGCACACCAAGATAATGTACTAACAGAACATACCAATATTTTACAACTACTCATTATATGAAAATCAGTTAATACATCGTTACTTTCTAATATAATAGTGCCGTTAAATTTAGCATGTAATTTTTCCATAACGGTTTTTATAAATGTTTTTTCGTATTGTGTTTCACATTTGTCACAAACAATAGCAATACTATTGCATTCAGCATATTGAATATTTTGAATAAGGTTCAATATTTTTTCCAAGGATATTGTAATATTTAGATTTACCATATCACCTAATCTAATATGAAAAACCATATCATAATTTTTATAAAAATTATGAGGTCTATTTATAATATTTTTCATTAAAAACTCTTGTTTATTACCATCACCAGCAGTTATTCCATCAGTTATCACAATATGCTGATTTTTATTAATAAAATCAATAATTTGTGATTTATATTTTTTATAAATAGTATCATGTTGATACCATTCGTTTAATAAATAATTCCCATCTTGTAATTTGTAATCGTTTTTAATTATTTCACAAAACACATTATCATTTATAATAATATCAATATTTTGTAATAATGTACTATATTCGCCTTGATATTTAATACATAAAACAGAACAGGCCATATATCTAAATATGGCGTTACCTAATCTACCTTTGTCTATAAAAATAAATTTCATTATTATATATAAATTATAAATTATATAGTATTTAAATACTATATAATTGTATATATATAAATATATAGTAATGAAATTTACATTATGTATTCCCACAATGGACAGGTATGATAAATTTTTAAGCATTAATCTAATAAATTATATTGAAAACCCGTTAATAGGTGAAATAATAATAACGGATGAAAATGGTAACGATATAGAGAAAATACTAAAATCAAATATTGATAAACAAAAATTAAGATTATATAAAAATAGCAAAAGACTAGGTCCATTTTTAAATAAATTAGAAGCATGCAAATACTCGACATATGGATGGATTGCTCTAATAGATTCGGATAATTTTGCTGATAATGAGTATTTTAAAATTGCGTATGAATATATTAAAAATATAAATAATCCTAAGTATGATATAATTTCTCCATCATTTGCAAAACCGCGTTTTGATTATAGACATTTATCTAATAAAATAATTACTAAAAATAATTTAAAATCTATAGTAGAATTTGAGAATACAAATAGAAAAGATCGTTCAGCTTTAGAAGTACTAATGAATACAGGAAATTTTATTTTAAATAGAAGTTTATTAACCGACCTTAATTTATTTAATGAATTAAATAATATAGAATATTCCTCGGCTTGTGACGTAATATATTTCAATACTTTATTATTTGAACAATTAGATAGTAATTTTCACATAGTTCATGGTTTAGAGTATGAACATTCTTTACATGATGATAGTATTTATTTAAAAACATGCCATAATTATGCACAATTTAACAATTATATATATAATAGATTTAGAACATTATATAATTAATGCATGTTTTAATATAAATAGTTTAATAGTTATTAATAGAAGTATACAAGTATATAAATATGTTAATAACTATTGCCGAACTGAAAGCAAGATTTAATATTAATATAAAAGGGATTTTACATATTGGTGCGCATAATTGCGAAGAGCTTGGCGACTATATTTCAGGTGGTGTAAATTTGTCAAACATATATTGGATAGAAGCACTACCTAGATTAGTAGAAAAAAACAAACGCATTAATCCATATCTAAATATATATCAGGCAGTAATATATGATGAAGACGATAAAGAAATAGAGTTTAATATTACAAATTGTGACGGTGATGTAAATAATCTTCAAAGCTCGTCTATATTAGAGTTTGGTTCTCATAAAACAAGTCATCCACAAGTAAAATTAGTAGATAAAGTTAAAATGAAAACATCAAGAATGGATAGCGTAATTAATAAAAATGCAATAAACATGACAAATGTGAATTTTATTAACTTAGACATTCAAGGGGTTGAATTACATGCATTAAAATCTATGGAAAACTATTTAAACAATATAGATTATATTTATAGTGAAGTTAATACTGAAGAAGTGTACAAAAATTGTGATCAAATGTCCGACCTAACTACATATTTAGCTAAACACAATTTTAGACTTGCTGATGCGCGTATATATAAGCAATTCGGGTGGGGTGACGCTTTTTATATTAAAAATGGGCTTTAAATATTACATAAACAATATAAAGATAATAATATAAAGGTAATAATATAAAGATAATAATATAAAGATAATAATATAAAGGTAATATTTCAAAGCTAATTATTGAAACATAAACATAATATGAAAATAGTAAGATTGGGAAATACCGAATCGCACATATTATTTATATCTTATATATTGAAATATGGAAATGAAGATCCTTATTTAAAAAAGCAATTATCAAATGTATTAAAAAACTATACAAATTGGTTATATACAACCGCTGGTTATTATGATAAAGCAGTGCGCGGTAGTCAAATGAATTTTGACGAAACGGCATTTACAAAGAATTATTTTGCATTTATAAATCATCTTGAAATTAGTATTGGTGGCTGCGAAAAAGCGCAATTTTATATGGGTGAAAACATGATGCCATTATTTAACAAATATAAGGCCGATTTTTTCAATAAATATAATATTATTAATTATCAATCCATGAACGGAAGTCACTTTTATGATAGAATAGACAGCATATTTGATTATATGAGAAACAAGAAAGTATTATGTGTATCTAGTTTTGATGGTCTTATAGAGCAACAATATAATTCAGGAAATGTATATAAGATTTATGAGAAATTTCCAAAACTTGCAGACCTAAAAACTATTAAATTTCCATATTGTTTTTTAAACAATGGACCACATGCTAATTATCACGAAACGCTAGAACACATTTTTAATATAATTAAAACACTAGATTTTGACATTGTATTATTGGGGTGCGGATGTTATGGTCATATGTTATGTCATAAAATACATAATGAACTTAATAAAGACGCCATATACTTAGGTGGAAGTATTCAAACTATTTTTGGAATTTTGTCTGCACGAGAAAAAGAACATAGCAATTTACCTTATAATGAAAATTGGATTACAATAATTCCCGATGAATACAAACCAAGCAATTATAAAATGATTGAAAATGGATGTTATTGGTAATATGTGTTATAATAAGTTTTATAATAATAATAATAGCATAGTTATTATTATAAATCAAAAATTTATGAAGAGATTTTTATCCAACTTTCCGGAAATAGGTCTTTTACGTTATTAGCTGACCCATTCCATATACTCGGATAACATACAATTTTATTAGTAGTATTATTAAAATATGCACCCCACCAGCTAAATGTGCTATTTGCTATTATATTGTGACTACATAACGACATTAACAAAAGTTGTTCATAATCTGGAACATTATAATCACATAGCACAATGCTAATATTATAAATCTCCTTTATACTTTCAATAGTTTGAGAGATTTTTTCATTATCACAAAGCTCTCCAAATACTAACAAATAATAATGTTCTTCAAGATCTGGATCCAGAGACTTTAAATAATTAATACAATTTATATAGTAACTTGTGCTCAATACTGGATGCATGGTGAGATTTTTAACATAATCGCCTATTCTAAAATGGAGACTTATTGGTTTTTTTGCTCCATTAAGCAAATCCTTATGTTTTTCAGCAATGTCCGCCTTTTGATTGTCTAAATTGATCATTTTGCATATATTGGCGTATTGCATATCAAAATATTTATAACTTTGATAATAACCATGCAATTTGAAGTCTTGACTTATATAAGGAATTCTAGTAAATCTAAAATGAGTTTTTTCTATATATGTTGGAATTGGTAACTGCTCTCTGTATGTAAACATGGAGAGATTGCTTAAAAAATTGTCCCAATATGTAGGTCGCTTACTAATATTGTCAAGCGGAGATACTAAATCAAACTTGCTAATGTTTATTTTAAATGATACCCTGTTTTCAAGTGAATACGCAATGCCGCAAAAAATTTGAAATAATTGATTTCCAAGTCCTCCCATAATTTCAATATAAATCATAATGCTATATATTGAAATTAAAAAATTATCTTTAATTAATAATAACATAGTTATTACATAAACATTAGTGATAATATTTAACTATCCCCATTTAACTATCTCCATTTAACTATCCCCATAAAATTCTTTAACTAGTGGATTGCACCTAATTTTTGAATAGTCAAAGCTTGTTAAATATAGCCCATCGAGAGATTTTAATCGCGACAATGCTACATATGTTTGGCCGTAGGCAAATATATTGCTACCAATATCTATAATAGCATTTTCAAGCGTTAGTCCTTGCGCCTTATGAATAGTAATAGCCCATGAATAAATAAGCGGAATTTGACTTAATCCAACGCTTTTATTTGTTTCGGACTTCCAAATATAGTAATCTATTAAAATCGGCTCTTTAATGTTATTAAATTGCACATATGGAAGATTATGCTCATTAAAACCCACAATTATTCCCTGGCTTCCATTAGCAATTTGTAGCTCTCCGCATAAAGTTAGGTTTACAACACACATAACATGTGTTCCAATTTTGAGTTTCAACGTTTTTTCTGCTATTATATTAGCTGCTAAAAAGTCGTAATCGCGTTTTAAATGGTCGTTGCTTTTCAATAATAATGCAAGCATGTTGTCGCTAAACGCATCGTTTTTGCAGTCATTACTTTTGCCTTCATTATTTTTAGCAGTTAGATCAACATACGCAAGATTATATACGACTTCTTGGGTTAAACTGTCTAACTTTGAATATTCTTTAGTATTAATATGCTCAACATCTCTCTTAATAGGTGAGAGAATAGTCAATACTTTTTCTTTTTTTATTAAATCCAAGTCTTCATGCTTAAAAATACGACTAGCCAATGTTGCTTTTGTCGAAGGCGTTATTTGCCCCTTTCTAACATATTTTAAAACCTTTAATAATGTTTCGTCATTTTGCCGGAATATGGTTTTAAGCACAATTTGATTTTCTTTAGTAAATAGTTGGTTCCATAGCTCATGCTCAAAACAATACATGCTATTTTCTTTTTCCTTTTCTTTTTCGCCACAATTAGTGAATACAGGAGAGAGCTGATAAAAATCTCCCGTAAAAATTACTTGCAGTCCGCCAAATGGCATATTTTTCTTATAAATTTTTCTAGCTATAAGATCCAATAATAACAATATTTTTAACGACATCATGCTTATTTCGTCAATAATAAGGATCTCTAAACCTCTCCAATTTTTCAATTTATGCCTCTTTTTAGTGAAAAGCTCTTCAACAATCTCTATATTATTCTTATTTGCTAGCCCAATTCCCGAAAACATATGCAATGTTGTTGCTTTACATTGCAGCAAAATAGCCGCACACCCAGTTAAAGCACACACCTTTATAATTTTCTTTTTCTCTTCGGCATCATTTACAATGTTTTTAATCAAAAACGACTTGCCCGTGCCTCCTGGTCCAGTTATAAACAAATTCTCTCCCTTTGTATATTTATCAAAGCAAATTTGTTGCTCGTGGCTAAATGTAGTCATGTAAATTATTTATAACTATTTATAACTATTTATAACTTATTAAAAATAGTATCAATTTTTTTAAGTTTATAATTATTAATTATAAAATTGAAATAATATAAAATATTATTACTAATAACAATATATTTTTAATAATGGAAAAACGAATTAACGGTAAAGTAACTGAATATATTGACAATTTAAAAAATAAAATCAAGACTTATGTTGCCGAAAATGAAAATATATGTTTCAAGGAAAAGAGCGACTTACTAAAGTTTATTTATGATTTTGAAAAATTAGAAATTAATAAGCAAGACTTTGTAAAGCGAAAGCGGAGCAAGTCTGTTGTGCCTTTTTACAATCGTTGTATTGCTAAAAAATCATGCGGTGAGCAATGCACACGTAAGAAAAAGACAGTATCAAATTATTGCGGCACACATGATAAGAATAGGCCTCATGGCGAATTAAATGAATGCGATAAAGAGGAAAACATTTTGAAAAAAGTGGAAATATGGATCCAAGAAATTAATGGTATTTCGTATTATATTGATAAAAACAACAATGTATATAAAACGGAGGACATGCTATGTAATAGTCAAAATCCAAGTATTATAGCAAAATATGAGATGGAAAATGGAGTATATAAATTCATAAATACTTATAATAGTAATTAAATATACAAAGTTACAAAATACAAAGTTACAAAGCATAAAAAAAATTGATATATAAATTTATTTTTTTTATGATTGTATAAAAATGCTTCTAAACGAACTAGTTGAATTATTGGCTACTCATTTTAATATTTTAAACGACGATATTACAAATGTATTGAAAACACATAATATTA